TAACAACGTGAACCCTGAGTGAGTTACCAAGAACACCAGCATAGCGAGCAACAACGTGTGCGCCAAGCGTATTAAGAGCGGCTTGATTACTTTCGAGTTCTGTTACAGTACTAATAGTAAATCCGGCCGATTCAGGAGAATCATCTCCGTGGCTAGAATACGAGTTAAGTGCTGTAGCTGCGTTTGCCCGGACGACTTTCAAGTTGTTGCTGTATTTCAAGAATGCAGCAGCTTCTAAAAAGCTCCGTTCGAGTGTGGCGTCTTCTGATGAGGGGGCTCCAAAAATTCTTGCGAGTTCCTTCTCCGAACTGACGGTTACGACTTCTCCAATCGGTCCCCATCTGAAGTGACCAGCGTATCCACCAATAGAGGTAGACTGTGCCGGAATGATGTCTGTAAGGTCGATTTCTTTGACCTCGACACCTGGTGATACTAAAAATCCCATGTGTTATCCTTTCAGTGTAATTAATTTATAAGTGTTAAGAATCATTATAAGGTTATTTCAATAATACTATTTATTATTTTTAAGTTTTAGAGAGACCTCCAACGTTCCATCTCTTGAATGATATCCTGATAATGATCGAGTGACTCTGGTGTTTCATTACCAGAATCAACAAAACCAAAGGGTGGCAAATCCTCTTCCATCTCCAGTAGCTTTTCCTGATAAAGAAGATCTTTAAGTTGCACGTTACTCATGCTTTCAAATATATCGGTACTAACAAACCACGCAAAGAGGACAAAGTTCATTACTGAGTCATCATGTGTACCATCTTTACCGGCATAACTTTCACCTTTGGGCTCAAACGAACTCAACTCTGAAATGGTTTCAGGGTCTACTATATGAAGCTTTGAATCTTCAATAAGGTCTTTTAAGTTAGAGCAACCAATCCTTTTAACTTTACGCGACATGGTAACACCGATACCGTTACTCTTAACGGTACTTGTGGTAAAGGTATTTTCGTATTCGTGATCATAGTAAACGGAGTTACAAACAACCATACCAGCATCATTGTTTTCGATAATTACCAGTGCTTCATTATAAACCTTGGCAGCACGAATAATTATGTTGGGAAAGAGCAGTGGAGAGATTGTGTTATTCCGATAAGTACAAACTTGCTTAAATGGATTTTGAGAGATATCAATTACAGAGAATGTACTGTAATCCTGTCCTCTTCCCTTTGATACATCTGCACAAAGAATGTATTCATGACCTTCAATAGGTTCTTGATAATAGCTAATCTCGTGCTGGGTCTTTATCGGAGATTGCGCTTGCATTCCAAGTAACACGTCGGAATCAATAAGGGTTTGAGAACTGCCTATAAAGCTACATTCAAATTCTTGTTTAAACTGCAGCTCACTTGTGTTAGAAATGGTTTCTTGTTTCCATTTTTCATCCCGCCCAGGCACGTCACGCCACTTAATGGTAAAAGGTTTAAATTCGTTTGCACCTTGAGTTGCACCTTCCCATATTTTGTAAAACATATTACCTACCCCGTTTGGAGTACTGGTGATAATAACCTTTGTGTCTTTACCACTTGAAATAACGGGATAAGTTGAAGTATAAAATTCATTTGCTTTATTAACGAATCCAAACTCATCAAGGAAAATACAGTTAAGTGAAAGGCCTCGAATTGAATCACCACTTGTTGCAGAAGCGATAATCTCAGAGTTGTTACTAAACTTGATACTACCTTTGTTAAGAACTTTACATCCTGGCTGTAAAAAGAACGGAAGGTTTTCTAGCATCAGTGTTAAACGTCCCAGCATCTCCCTTGCAGTTGCACCTTTGTTGGCCAAAACACCTACCTTTTTATCAGCATTGAATATAACATAGTGAAGAAGCCACGCAACTGATGTAATACTTTTACCACTTTGGCGGCAGGCTAAGATGATAGCAAAACGGTTATCGTTAAAGTGCTCAACCATTTTCTTTTGATAACCCCGCAGAACAAATGGTGTCAGGCCTGTATCAAGACTAATAACCTTTACATAGTTCTCACAGAAATAAGCTACATCTTTACTGCACCGAATGTATTCATTGATCTCGTGCTTAGTAAATTGTTCTTGAACGCCGTCAGCCTTTACATGAGGGTTTCCATTATATGACAGCGGACTAGACATTATTTTTCTTTTTTCCTTTACAAGCCTTTTGCGTTTTGATATAATTAATTCCCGAAGGGATCAAAGGATTAAACATCAATAGGCTCGCTATCCGATCCTTTAAGGAACTTCTGGAGTTCAGAAGTGGTTCCAACAAAGATAGCGTTATTAGTGGTTGATCCACCTTCATTACCTTTTAGATCATCCGATTTAACAAGAGTCTTACGTTGCTTTTGAAGATCCAAAAGTTGTTGGTTCATTTCCGCAGCTTGTTTGATAAGGGTACCAAGAACTTCAAATGCTCGCGGATGTTCGGCATCAGCAGCAAGACACGACATGGAATCAATAGCAATCTCAGAAGTTTCAATAAGCTTTTTTATTCGATCCCGTGCGTAACGATAATCCTCTTCGGTTTCATCCACAAGCTGAGCATCAGAAGGACCAATCAAAGAATCAATCGTAGCAAGATCGTCGGAAGTCTTTTTTACCTCGTCCAGATTCTTCTGTAACGCGGCGACCATCGCATCCTTCTTACTCATAATTAATTTTATTTATCAGAATATTTTCCAGCCGTTATGGGGAATCATCCCATATTACGTTTGGATCAGGAGGGCCACCAATTTCAATCACAACAGTGTTGGATTCGGGTGTATCGGTACTTGAACCCGTTCTTACCCTAACACCAGCATCGGTATAACGTTTCGAAGTATCAAAGTCATTAAAGAAAGTATCCACAGACTTGATAAGACCGGTGGTTTGAGGGTTACTCGTGAACTTGGTTTTAACGCTAAAGGTTAGTGTGTAAACTATAAGACGTCGAGAAGATTCAAAGTCTCCTTCATACGCATCTTCTGCGCTTACGCCTGATAACGTTATTGGTACATCTGTTATACTTTCAGGACCTTCAAGACCTTTAACGCTTAAAGTATAATTAGGATTAAAATGCGGAACAATTTGCTCAAGTATCTGAAGAGCTTCATCCTGTCCTCTTGACATAATGTTCAGTGAAAAATCAAGAGTGTATGGTACGCATTGATTTACTTTAACTTTATTTCCTTCACTGTCAGTTTGAACATTTCGGTTTAAACGATTTAACTTGGTGGATTGGTCAAAGCTCAATCCTGTCATTTCAAACGACATGCGGGGTAGTCTAAGTGCAACGTCCCGCTCCGCCCGAGCTTCAACTCTGACCAGATATTTTTCCTTTGGAGCATAAGCAAGTGGAACCCGCCTTGCGCCAATTAATTTACCAGCATCAAGCTGCGCTATTTGAATGTCATTAAACATTTGACCAAAAGCAGCAACCATATTCTTTATGGTTCCATTGTAAAAGTATTCGTGTCCAAGCATAATCTTAATTAGGTTCCAGGCTTAGTTCCAATAACCGTACTGGTTTCAGTTACTCTTACTCCAGCATCAACATACACGCCGTTGGTGTCAAAGTCGTGGAAGAAAGTATCAACCGTTTCTATAAGGCCAACTGACGACGGGTAAAACGCAAACTTTGTTTTAAGTGAGAATGTTAGAGTATAAACTATAAGTCGGCGAGAAGATTCAAAGTCTCCTTCATATGCGTCTTCAAAGTTAACACCTACAAGACTAATAGGAACATCAGTTTTACTTTCAGGACCTTCAAGACCTTTAACAGTAAGAGAATAGTGTGGACTAAAGTGCGGTAGTATTTGTTCTACTATTTGCAAAGCTTCATCCTGTCCTCTTGACATGATATTCAAATCAAATCCCAACTCATAAGGAGCGGGTTGCCATACTTTAACTTTACTTTCTGGACTACTTGTAGCATCAGTTTGAATTGTTCTGTTTAAACGATTCAGCTTTGTGGTTTCATCATAAGAGATGTCTGTCATTTCAAATGACATGCGGGGAAGCTTGAGCGCAACGTCCCGCTCCGTTTCTTCTTTAACTCTCGCTAAATATTTTTCTTTCGGCGCATATGCAAGAGGTACCCGTTTAACACCAACCATCTTCCCTCCACTAATATTGGCCACTTCAAGGTCATTGAAGATTGTGCCAAAAATAGACACAATCTTCTTTAGTGTTTCATTATAAAAGTATTCGTTACCTAACATACTTAGAAGTTAAAAGGTTCTCCAAACGGATTCTCTTCGCTAAAGTCAAGAAAGTCGCCAACGTTAACAGCCTGACTAAAGGTCGAGTTTTGAGCTCCGTGATCATTTCCAAAAAGCTCGTCATCATCAGCAGTTCCATCACTTATCAGATTAATATTGCTAGCGGTTACACTTGCTCCAGATGTTTGGCCGGTGAGTACTGTTCCCGTTACCAACGTGTGATACTTCCCATCGTTAAAGGTAGGAGGACTTACGTGAATCCTTTGCAGCTGCGGAGAGTCGGTTGTAGTACTGTACTTAAAGAACTCGCACGAACCTGTAACCCCACTCGGAAGAGTAAAGTTGAGTGTTTCAAATTCTTGTAGTAACTGCTCAGGCGAGTCATTGTTGGTATACTCTAAAATCTGAGAATCACCAGCCACAGCTTGTATGTTATCAACTTCCCTTATGCCGGTATCAATCTCTTGGCTTTCGTATTCAAACAACTCACAAGAAAGTCTAAAAATAGGCAAGTCTTTAAGTTGAGCAAAAGGTTTCTTATCCTCAACAAATTTGATTTCAAACAATCCTTTGGTCAAGGGGAAGTATATAAGGTCTCCTTCAAGCGGACGAGTACTGTTCTCTGAATACCCGTGTCGACCTATAAGTTGATTCCAGCGAAGATTTGAAACAACCAAGTTAACGCTGTCTCGAATCTCAAGACCAAACTTAGAAAGTAATTGCCCATCACCTTCAAAGCCGTCAACGCTTTCAACGTACATCTCAATCTGATAAGCCTTTTCAAACGCGCTTATAAGATCTTCGTTAAGAATAAGATCCCGCTTAACAATTTTACGAGGAATGTAAAAACAATCTTGACCATATATTTGAATGGCCTCAATTATCAGCGACTCGTAAAGATCTTGCTCTTGCTTAGATCCGTTTTGAAAGTATTGATTAGTTGCCATTATCCGATAAATAGGTCAACGGGTTCTTCGTATTTAAGCTGCCACGTTTCTTTAAGCGCTTGAATATCAGCAGTAGCCTGTTCGTATATTGTAGCTCCACTGATTGTAACTCCTCCTGGAAGTTGCATACCTTCAAACTTACTAAGGTTCTGACCCCACTGCTTTTTAATAAGAAGCGTAAGAAGTTCTTTTAAACCCATGTCATCGAAAACATCTGTATAAGAAGCAGGATCTACGGTTTGATAGGTTTCAAAAATAATAAATTCGCCTTCTGCTACATGGTCTTTAATGTCCGCGTAAAACTTTACAGTATTCTTGTGACGGTTAAAAGCCATTTGTGTTCCATGCCCGTTGAGAATATCTTCAACCAAGCTCATGTATTGAGAAGTAAGCTCGTAGTTTAAAAGACCGCCGGGGTTTCTCATTCCAAAGAAGTCATTAAGATACATCTGATATTTCGCATTGAATAAAGATGCACTGGTAAAGTCTTCAAAACCAAGAACCCGAACAACAGCAATAACAGCATCGGGAACTTCAATTTCGTTACTCGTGAGTTCAGCTGCAGTTACCTGGTGTTTGATCAATGTTTTGACGGTAGCATCGCTGTGATACTCTTGCCAAAATTGAATCGCTTCATCAATACGATCTTCAATTTGATCGTCATCAATATTGATTTCAACCACAGGAGCTCCAAGCGCTCTTAAACAGTAGTCAGCTAATTCGGTTCTAGTTGTTGGTTTAGCCATACAACTATTTATATAGTTTAATTCTTATTACTTACACCTTCTTCTACCAATTTGAGAAGACAGCAGAACGGTAATAAAGACCACAAGACCCATGAGAATATCATCAGTGGAATCCTTTAGCATTTGAGATGGCAGTTCAAGATCGTTAAACTTTTCTCTATACCAAACACAAGTTCCAAGTAAAGCTTTATATGAAAAGATACCAACGATTGAAAGCAAAAATATTCTAGTAAAGGTTTTCATCAATCATTTCCGAATAAATCGCGAAGGATTCTTTGCGATCCTTTTAGCCAAAGTAACAATGCCTTCAATTACTTCTGGTGATATAACACCAACAATTCCATAAATCACAGCTTTATACAAACTATCAATTGATGTTTGCTCTAGTATGTACCACGCAATCCCACTTGATATAGCAGCGGCTGGAATCCGTTTACAAAGAAGCTGAGCGGTAATACTTTCCTTTGAAGAAAGAATTCTTGCGATCATACCCGCCGCACCAATAAGTGGAACCAACCAACCTCCATCTAAGAAGGCCTGGATTAATGATTTTTGGGGCTCTTGCATATTTGCGGTGGTATCAAGTATTTATACAAAGTCTTCTCTTAACATTGTATTAAATATAGTTTTTTAACAAATCATTAGCTTTCGTGTAAAGCCTTGGACACCTTACATTATCCTTACCCATGATTGTTTCTAAAATTGCTGACGCCGCGATAATTACAGAAAGCCTGTCAACAAGTACTATTTCAAAGTTGTGAATTGCAGCTTCATAAATCTCTTTTGAATATTCTGCGTCCTGCCCTGTCACATAACACGCTCCCAACACATTTACCATTGCTGCAGGCCATAATTTAATATCAGCAAAGGAATGTATCTTATTGAAAAAATTTAAAGCCTCGTTGACATTTCTTTCTTTTACATAGCAATGTGCCAGTGCAGTCCAAATTGAGGTGATCCAACGATAAGTAAATTTACGCCAATAAGGATCATTGAATTCTTTGAAACCTTGCAGGTCTTTATAAAGACTTTCCAGCTCATCAATAGATCCCATGTCGTCATAAATGTATCGATAAGCAAGTGTACAAAAAGACTGACTTACAACTTCAAATTTATCGGGATAGATCTGAGCTAAAAGAAAAGCCCGACATCTTTGGTACCCTGCCGGATCGTCGTTTCTACCTTTAAAGTTTCTTACAAACCTTTTGGGGTTATAACGAAGGCCTTCTAACATTCGGTTAAATTCATCAAGATCCAAACCCGGAATAATCAGATCATTATCAGGAAGGGATGAATAGTCAAACGAAAGCTTAGTATCCTTATAGGTTATAAAAACACTATTTTCTTTCCAAGAAATATTAGGGACCATCATTTTCGGAGGTATTATTAAGTTGATCTGAAAGTTCTTTAACCTTATCTTCAAGCTGGTCAATACGACCCATGGCTTCAATAGAGAAGATGATTGCTTGGTCCACCAGTCTTTTGTAATCTTCTTCGCTTATCTTCCGTTCTTTAGGGGGCGGGTCATTTTGAAACGAGATAGATTCGTCTCTCAGAATCATCGCTAAGCTTTCTATGTCTTTTAACGAAAAATAATTTTTTGAATACTCTTGAACGCTACCGTAGTTTACATACGTGTCAAACTTGTGAGGTGTGACGGGGTCTGAATACGTATTATTATAGATAGCTCTCGACAAAATTTCAGATGATGATGGAGTTTCATACGCTCGGATTCGTGGAAGGTCTAAGCCCGTAACCTCACAGAAGTCGTCAATAATATTTTCCCCTTCTTTATATTGTCTAATTTCAGCAATTTTTCTCCACCACTTCCAACTGTTATAAGTTCCAGCGCCAAATTCATGAAACCATCGACGTAAAGTCATTGAGCGTAAAATCTTTTCGTCCATCCTCCTTCGCCGCTCAAATATTTTGCCTTCAAGAACTTTATGTCTAAGACCCCACTGCTCCCATGCTGACTTTAGCCACTGCCCGGGCGCTCTAACATAAAGTATAATCTGAACATCAAGATCAGGTGACCAGGTCGAAAGATGTCTAAGTAACTTAACAGCTTCTGGGGTATTGGATATTGCTTCGTTTGACCAAAAAACGTGATCACAGCCGGTCTTCTTTGAATGAGAGACAATAATCTTATACAATGCTTTGGTCTTTTCTGCGGTGTGCTGCGAAACTAACCACTCGTGATTCATTCGATTCCCATCGGGTAAAATTGGCCACAGCCTTCCCAGACCCGTTTTACCCGCCGTAAGATTTCCTTTATACTCTTGTAATGCAAACTGAATTGCACTTGTTCCGGTTTTACCTAAACCGATATGTGCTGTAAACTTCATCCAATTAATCTTTCTACCTTTTCATCCCAAACACTCTTAGAGAATTTTTCGTTAACTAGTTTTCTAGCAGAGTGAATTTTCGACCTACTTTGACCTGTTAGGTGGAAGT